AAGTTGGCAGAAACGAATCTGCTCAACGCTAAGCTTCTCTTCACAAACAAGCTTCTTCAAACAGAGTCGCTCACAGCTCGCCAAAAGGCACAAATAATTGAGCAACTTGATGGAGCTGAAACAGTTCGTGAAGCTAAGCTTGTGTACGAGAGCCTCTCAAAGGCTTTAGTGAAGACTCGTACGACTGTGACCGAAGGTCGCGTTCTAGGATCATCTTCACAAGCTACACGTCCAGCTTCGACCCAAACACTTAACGAAGGATTCGAAGCAGAGCGTTGGGCAAAGCTTGCAGGAATCAAGTGATTCTGCAGCTAATAACTTTTAACAACTTTTTGACACGTATAGGAGAATAACAATGAAGCAGTTTACATTAGATCAATTAGCACAAGGCATCCGTGAGAAGCACGTCGGTGCAGAACGTGCACTTTTAACAGAAAAGTGGAGCCGCACAGGTCTCCTCCGCGGTCTCGATGGACAACGCCGTGAAATGATGGCACAACTCCTCGAGAACCAAGCAGCACAAGTCCTCAAGGAGAGCTCATCTCTCTCAACAGGCGGCGGCAACGTTGCAACATCTGGTCAAATCCAAGGTTTCAGCAACATTGCATTCCCAATCGTCCGCAGAGTGTTCGGTGGCCTCGTTGCCAACGAGCTCGTCTCCATCCAACCAATGAGCCTTCCATCTGGACTCATCTTCTACCTTGATTACACATATGGAACAGACGTTGGCCAAGCAGCTGGACAAACATCTGAAGCTACATACAAGAAGGGTTCTTCCATCTACAACAACCCAACCGGCCGCGGAGTTCAATCAGGATCTCTTGCAACAGGTGGTATGTACGACCTCGTCGGAACAGGTTACTCCAAGGTTACAGGTTCTTTAACCTCTCTTAACCTTGCAGCAGTGTCTGTTCACTCAGGAGCATATGGTGGTGTGAACGGAACGACATGGACACCAGGTCTTACTGTTTCATCTAACACAATGTTCACAGGATCAAACGCAAGATTCATGGACTTCGACAGCCAAGTTGAAACAGCACTTCAAGACAACGCTCTTGATGCACTCTTCGTTTACGTCCCAACATCAGCACTCACCGGAGCAGATCTTCTCGCAGTCGATCAAATCGCTCTCTTTAGCGGTTTAACTGGAACATCTGCATGGGGTGAGACATACCAAGGTGGCAGCGGAGTTCTCAACCTTCGTCGTCTCAACAAACGTGGCGTCTTCAGCAATTCATCTGCACCATACTTCACACCTGATGCATTGAATGGTACACACATTCAGTTCGTCGTCAAAGGCGCAGATGGTCTTTCATCGTTGACAGCTGGAACAGGTCGCGTTACCTTCGTAAGAGCTGATGCAGTCGTCGCAGGCGGAGCAGATTCAGCAGGTGTTGGTTCAACACTCACAGTTCCATCCTTCGAATCCGACTTCGGAACGACCCCATCTCCAGCAATCCCAGAGATTGATATTAAGATTGAGTCTCTTGCAATCACTGCAACAACCCGCAAGCTTCGTGCTCGCTGGTCACCAGAACTTGCACAAGACCTCAATGCATACCACTCAATGGATGCAGAGGTCGAGCTCACATCAATCCTCTCTGAGCAAATTGCTCTCGAGATTGATCGCGAAATCCTCAATGACCTTGTGACACAAGCCAACGGCGCCAACTACTACTGGTCACGTGCCCCAGGCAAGTTCGTCAACAAGACAAACGGATCTCCAGTAACCCTTGCCTCATCCCTCTCAATCGGACCAGCCTTCACCGGTACAGTTCGTGAGTGGTACGAGACACTTGTCGAGACAATCATCGACGTTGCCAACACCATCCACCGCAAGACACTCCGCGGAAGCGCAAACTTCCTCGTCTGCGGACCAGATGTTGCAACAGTCCTTGAGTCCTCAGTTCTCTACAAGCCCAAGTTCTCCATCGATGGCGAAGGACAAGTCGCTTCTCCATTCACAATCGGTGCAGAGGCAATCGGCTCACTCAGCAACCGCTTCACAGTTTACAAGGATCCTTACTTCGTTCGTAACAAGATCCTCGTCGGCTACAAGGGTGGTTCCTACCTCGAGACCGGCTACGTCTACGCACCATACGTTCCACTCATTGTGACACCAACAATCTTCGCACCAGAGGATTTCACACCACGTAAGGGCGTG